GAAAGTATAAAGAAATGGGAATCGACAATTACGATTTACCAGACAGACTACTCAAAGTTAAATCATTCATCAAAGATGAAACATATGAAACATTCAAACATGCCCGCGGCATAAACTCTCGATCAGATGAGTTTAAGTGCGCAGTGGGTCCAATTTTTCAATTGATCTCTGATGCAGTGTTTGCACTACCATGGTTCATTAAAAAGATACCAATCCATTTAAGACCCCAGTATATTATCGATCGCTTGTTCAAGATCGGGGCAACTTACAGAACTACTGACTACACGTCTTATGAAGCACATTTCACGCCAGAATTGAAGCGAAACTGCGAATTCCTCCTGTACGAACACATGGTACAGTTCTTGCCCGGAGGAATGGAGTGGTTGAAGCTTGTCAAAAGATCCGGCGCAGAAACTGCCAATCACATTGATTTCAAATGCTTTAGCATGGAGATCGATGGCAAAAGAATGAGTGGAGAGATGGACACTAGCTTAGCTAATGGATTTGCCAATCTGATGCTAATGCTCTATCTATGTGAAGTCAACCGTAACACCAATGTCATAGGTGTAATCGAAGGTGACGACGGGCTTTTTACCGTCACCGGAACCCCCCCCAGCGCCGACCTGTTTAAAGATTTCGGCCTGACGATCAAAATCGTCGATTTCAATGAGTTAAATCATGCATCGTTCTGTGGAATGCTATTTGACTTGGATGACCGGACAAATGTCAGTAATCCCATTGAAGTCCTCGTTGGTTTTGGATGGACTACAGCGCGGTACTCGCGCTCGTCCCAACGCGTCCACAACCACCTCCTGCGAGCCAAAGCATTATCGCTCGCATATCAATATCCAGCATGCCCAATTCTGTCAGCACTCGCCTATAAGGTCTGCCAGTTAACTGCAGGATATGATACGGAGAAGTTCCTGTCCACTCAAGGAAACCATGCCTTTTGTCAGTATGAAATGGAGATCATTCAGCAATCTCTGGCCCACCTCAAAACCACCCAATATTTTACTAAAAATAATCTGCTTGCCGTTCCTGGCATCAAAACGCGATTGTTAGTGGAAGAATTGTATGGTGTTACTGTTGCGGACCAGCTGACCATTGAGGACCATATTGTTGGCCTCAAAACCATTTCCAAGTTGAACATCCCCGTTCTGAATAAGTATTTGCATTCAGATTGGGTTGAGTATTTCGACCGCTACACGATTGAATATCCGTATCAGGAGGATTTCGATAACTTACTGACCGTGTGGCCCCAGGTGCGTCAGCCTGCCCGATTCTATGTGAATCGCCGGTAAGCAGTCTACCTGGACTTAGGGTTCTAGAAGAAATGTGTTCCAAACACTACCTTAGCTAGATGAAATATGGGAGCTCACCCCTGACCAACCCGCGGGGGATCAGAGTGGGG